AATGGGTCGGCGACAAGCTCGTGAACAGCGCAGAAGAAGAGGCGGCGCTGGCACCCGCTGAGCCCGATCCGGAACAGAGCGACGAGCGCGAGGCGCTGATCAAGATCGCCGACGAGCGCGGCGTGAAGATCGACAAGCGCTGGTCGAATGACAAGATCCGTACGGCGCTGGAGACTGCATGACAACCGGAACCGACCTGATCACGCTGGCGCTGAAGGATATCGGCGCGCTCGGCATCGGTCAGTCCGTCTCTGCTGAGGACACGGCCGACGCGCTGGCGACGCTCAATATGATGCTCGGCCAGTGGGCCGCCGAGCGTCTGAGCGTCTTCCACCTGATCGACACTGCGCACCAGGCGAACGGGTCGGTTTCGTACACGGTTGGCCTCGGCGGTGACTTCAATATCGCACGCCCGATCAAGATCAATGCGGCATACGCGCGGCTTGCGAGCAGTGGTGCGGGCAGTGCAGTCGATTACCGCATCAGCATGATCGACGCGCGCGAGGACTACGCGCGGATCTCGCTCAAGACGCTGAATTCCTTCCCGGAATGGGCTTTTTACGACTCGGCGTTCCCGCTCGGCAATCTGTTCCTGTATCCGGTGCCGAACAGCAGCTACGAGCTGCATATCGTGACGATGGACACGTTGCCGCAACTGGCTACGGCCGCGACTTCGGTCAATCTGCCGCCGCCGTACATGACCGCAATCCGCTACAACCTCGGGATCTATCTGTGCCCGTCCTATCAGCTTGAGCCGACGCCCTCGCTGGTGCGCCTCGCGATGAATGCAAAGCGCGTGATCAAGCGCATGAACAACCAGATTCCGCAATTGACGATGCCGAGCGGCCTGATGACGAAGTCGCGCTACAACATCTACAGCGACAACTCGAGCAACTGATGCGAGTCCCGCTCACTACCGGCGCGTATCAGACGCGCAGCGTGATCGCTGAGGCACAACGCTCCGTGAATCTGTATGCGGAGGCAAACCCGCAGGACGCGCCGGCGCCGTTCACGTATTACCCGACGCCGGGGCTGACGCCTGTCTCGACGCCGCCTGCTTCCGGCGAATGCAGGGCTATCTATACCGCGTCGAATGGCAATCGCTATGACGTGGTGGGTGGCGTCGTGTATGCCGTCAACGGATCGAGCTATACGCAGATCGGCACCTTGCCGACGACGACCGGTCCTGTCTCGATTGTCGATAATGGTACGGATGCTTTCGTTGTCGATGGTTCGTCGAGCGGCTACACAATCTCGCTTTCCGACAACAGCATGACGCAATGCACCGACCCGGCGTTCTATGGCGCCGACAAAGTGGACTATGTCGACGGCTATTTCATCTTCAACAAGCCAGCGACGCAGCAGTTCTATATCTCCCTGTTCAACGACATCAAGTTTGACTCGCTGGACATTGCGTCGAAATCGACCTACTCCGACAACCTTGTCACGCACGCCGTGATGCATCGAGAAATCTGGCTGTTTGGCGAGCTCACTACCGAGGTCTGGTACAACACCGGCGCGTCGGACTTCACGTTCGGGCGTATGCCCGGCGTATTCATCGAGCACGGTTGCGGGGCGAAGCATTCAGTCGCCAAGATCGATCTTGCGCTGTTCTGGCTGTCGAAAGACCTGCAAGGGCAGGGCATCGTGTTCGCCGGCAAGAACTATTCCGCCGAGCGTATCTCGACGCATGCGATCGAGCAGGAGTTTTCGACATACAGCCGCATCGACGACGCGGTCGGCTTTTCATACCTGCAAGGCGGCCACGCGTTTTATGTGCTGTCCTTCCCGACCGCGAACAAGACCTGGTGCTTCGACACGGCGACCGGGCAATGGGCGGAGCGCGGCTATCTCGAGGCAGATGGCACGTTCAGCCGACATCGCGCGAACTGCCATTCGTCGAACGGTGGCCGGAATCTGGTCGGCGACTACGAGACGGGCGCAGTCTATGCGCTGGACCCTAGCGCCTATACGGACGACGGTAATCCGATTCTCTGTATCCGCAGCTTTCCCCATATTGGGGGCGCCGACGGAAACCGCGTGATGTTCCGCCAGTTCATCGCAGATATGGAAGTCGGCAATGGTCTTCCGGTCGACACCGCTGCGCCTGAAATCCGACTGCGATGGTCCGATGATCGGGGCCGGTCGTGGGGCAACTCCGTCACATCTTCGCTCGGTAAGGTGGGCGAGTTCCTGACGTCGATCCAGTGGCAGCGCCTGGGCTACGCGCGAGACCGCGTGTTCGAACTGTCGTGGTCGGCTCCCGTAAAAACGGCGCTGAATGGCGCATGGGTTGACGCATCGAGGGCGCGCACATGAGCGATATAGGCGCAAATTTCCCTTCTGGCAATCCGCTTGATCCGTCAGGCAATCTAGCGCCGCAATGGCGTATGTTCTTCCTGACTCTTTTCACGCGGTCGGGCGGCACGGCCGGGACTGACCTTTCGGCGCTTCAATCCGCAGTCGAAGCGGCAAATGCCAATATCGCGGACCTTCAGGCCGAGGACATGCAAGGCGTCCCGGCGCTGGATACGACGGTGGTATTCGGCATGATCCATGCCGTCGAGGCAATTGCAGCCCAAGCGATGGCCGCGGCTGCACGCCAGCCTGACGAGCGCGGCGAAGCGGGCGACAGCGCGAGCATCACGCACCTGTCGCAGCGCGTGGCAGAACTCGAAGGCCAACTTGAACACTACCGGGCAGACGACGCGCTGCGGCAGCGCATCACGGATATGGAGGCGAAGCTTGATGAGCTCGCCTCGCCGCAGCCTGCATTGCTGCAAGACCTCGAAATATTGGTTTCGGCAGGCGATACATGCGTGACCGACGCATCGCAGATGACCGGGTTTGGCACGATGGCCACGCAGAACGCGAGCACTGTAGCTATCACTGGCGGCGCAATAGACGGCGCATCAATCGGGCAAACGACCGGCGCACAGGCAATCACATGCACAGGCTTGCTGACAGGGCAGCGGTTCGGCTCGTCCGGTGCGATGGTGCTGCGCAGCGCGAACGGAACGGAAGCGGCGCCAACAGCGCTGACGGGCGTCACAACGCTATTTACGATCATCGGCCGCGGCTACGACGGCGGAAGTTACCGCGTCGGCGGCAATATCAGCATCGTGACTGATGGCGCAGTCAGTTCGACGTCTTGCCCCGCTCACATGACGTTCGGCACGACGCCATCCGGCTCTGTTACATCGAGCGAGCGGATGCGTATTACCAATGCAGGTGCGTTACTGATTGCGACGGCAACAGACGATGGAAGCGGCAACAAGCTTCAGGTCAATGGCGGCTTGTCCGTCTCCCCCGCAACGACGACCACAGCTCCGGCTGCCGGTGCTGCGGGCGCTTTACCGGCTACTCCAGCCGGGTACGCGAGCATCACCATCGGCGGCACAGCCCGCAAGATCGCTTACTACTGAGGCAATCAATGATTACGTGGAAACAACTCTGTCAGGGCGTTCTCTCAGCCTCGGCTGCGGCCGTCTATACGGCGCCGAATGGTACGGCTACCGCCATCCATCAGGCGAGCGTATGGAACCCGACAGCGGGCGTCGTGACGCTCAAGCTGTATATCGTGCCGGCCGCTGGCGCTGCTGCTGATGCGACAACCGTTTGGTCGACGAACGTTCCGGCTGGCGCATCGGTGCAGGTTCCGCAGGTGATCGGGCACAAACTGCAAGCGGGCCAGCAGCTTTACGCATCAGGCCTCGGTGTCACGCTGACCGTCTCGGGCGCGGAGAACGTGCAGCAATGAGGAATTTCCTGAGGATCGCCGAGGGCGTCGACATTGCTCCGCTAATGACGGCCATCGACGCGCGGCCCGATCTATGGGACGCACACAAAGAGCGCAAAGAGTCGGATGGAACGCCACACTCGCGCATGTCAGACATTTGGGTACGTTACAACGACAAGGCCCGATACAAGGATCGCGAGTCGTTCAACGCCGAGCACGTGCCAGTCTGGTATCCGGCATGGCATGAGCTGCCGCAAATGCGTTCAATCATCTTCGACCTCATGACGCGCGTCGAAGGTGAAATGCTTGGTGGCGTCCTGATCACCCGGATACCTCCCGGGGGCGGAATCGCGCCGCACGTCGATTGCGGATGGCATGTTGAGTATTACGACAAATTTTATGTGTCGCTGCGCAGCGCGCTAGGCGCTGAGTTCTTCTGCGATCACGGTGGCGAAACTGAAGCGCTAAACCCGAAAGAGGGGGAAATCTGGCGCTTCGACAACCGCAAAAACCATTGGGTCGAGAACAACAGCAGCATCGATCGCGTGACGCTGATCGTATGCATCAGAACGGACAAGTACAAATGATCGATCTGCAAATCAGACATTTTTTCTCTGGTCGCGAGTACGCCAAACAGATGACGCTGCCGGCAGGTCATTATGCCGAGACGCATGAACACCAATACGACCATATTTCGATTCTCGCGGCAGGAGAGGTCATGGTTTGCATCGATGGAGATCGGGAGAAGCATATCGGCCCAACTGCGCTGATTATTCCGGCAGGCAAGGTGCATCGGATCGACGCCATCACGGATTCCGTCTGGTTCTGCGTGCATGCGACTGAAGAAACCGATCCTGAAAAGGTCGATCAAGTTCTGATTAAGGGGTAACGCCATGCCATGGGGATTTGCAGCAGCGGCAGTCGGTGCGATCGGTGGTGCGGTAATCAGCGGTCAGGCATCTAAAAGCGCAGCCGATACGCAGGCTCAAGCCGCCGAAGACGCGGCGCATCTTCAGAATGACCAGTGGAATCAGACGCAGGCGAACCTCAAGCCGTACATGCAGCTCGGCTCGTCGTCGATCAGTCCACTGTTGCAAGCGATGGGTTACAACGTCACGCAGAACAGCGATGGAACGTACAGCTATAACGGCACAAACTCAAGCAATCCACTCCAGCAGCAGTTCAGCTACGGGGCCTTCACAGCTCCCACTGCCGCGCAGGCGCAGGCAACGCCTGGTTATCAGTTCACCCTGAATCAGGGCCTGAAATCGGTTCAAAACAGCGCGGCGGCTCGCGGCCTTGGAACGTCCGGCGCGGCACTGAAGGGCGCATCGACCTATGCAACCGGGCTTGCTGACTCGACGTACAACGACGTCTATAACCGCGCACTGAATACCTACAACGCGAACTACAACACAGCGCAGGGCACGTTCCAGACTAACTACAACAGTGCAGCGAACAACGTCAACCGGCTGACCGGCGTCGTTAATAGCGGTCAGAACGCTGCGGCGACGAATGGATCGCTAGGTGCAGCGGCGGCCAGCAGCATTGGTAACACGCTGATGAGCGGCGCGAATGCGCAGGCGTCCGGCACGGTAGGTGCTGCGAACGCGCTGTCGAGCGCGCTGAGCAGCGCCGGCAATTCTGCTCTTACCTATGGCTTGCTGAACAACAACGCGGGCGGCGCGAACGCCCAGGTCGCTGCCGCTGATCCATGGGCCAATTCTAGCGGTGCCGGTATCAACGGCCTCGCACAATAGGCGGACAACATGCCACTCGATACTTCAATTCCGCTCCAGGCGCAGGCGCCGCAGATCAACCCGTTGCAGCAGGCGTTGCAAGTTGCGCAGTTCAGAGCCTACAACGCCAACGGCATGGCCGCGCAGCAGCAACTAAATGCGAACCGCGCAACCTCTGCGGCATACCAGCAGGCTACCGACCCGACGACGGGGCAGGTCGACAACAACAAGCTTGTTGGCATCCTGAGCCAGAGCCCTGATGCTGCATATAACCTGCCGCAAGTGATTCAGGGCATCAACACGCAGAAGCAGCAGCAGCAGACGCTCCAAACCGGCGCTGTCAAGCTGAGCAGCGATCAGATCGATAATGCGCAAAAGATGAATACGATGATTTATCAGCGCCTGTCGACGCTTGACCCAAACGACCCGAAGTTTCAGGCGAAGGTTTTGCAGAATGGGGTCGATCTGATTAACCAGTTCCACGCCGACCCGAACATGGTGATGAGCCATCTTCAGGATATTCCGCAAGACCCGCAAGGGCGCGCGCAATGGCTTCAGCGCGGCTTGGCCTCGGTATCGGGCACGCTCGAAAATCTGAAGGCAATGACGCCGACCCCGACGCAAATCGATACGGGCGGCTCGATCCAGTACAAGGATACGAACCCGCTGACGAACCCGTCTATCATCGGCACGACGATCAACAAGACGCTAGACCCGACGACGGCATCGAGCCCGGTAAGCGTCATGGGGCCAAACAACACGCCTGGCGTTGTCCCGCGCGGCGAGATGTGGAATGCGCCGCCGCTGCCGGCTGGCGCCAGTCCGCAAGGCGCGGGCGCGTCAGCTCCGCTGCCCGGTCAGGCCGCGCCGGCCCAGCCTGCGCCAGCGCCATCCGGACCCGCGCATTTCGTTGCGACCGGTGCGCCGATGGGCGTACAGGGCTCCAACGATGGCAACGTGCAGACGGTCAATACGCATTGGAGCCAACTGAGCAACGATGCCTCGAACGCGCAAACCAATATCGGTATCGCTCAAAACATCAAGGCATATGCGGATAAGGCTCTGACCGGTAAGCAGGGCGACAAGCTTGCTGCCGTCAACGGCATCCTGTCGATCTTCGGGCAGGGAGGCCAAACCGACATTTCGACGGCGACCGATCTGCTTCAGAAGAACATGGCTCGCCTGTCGCTGACTTCCCGCCAAGGCGCAGGCGGCACTGATGCAGCCGGCGCGCTGTCGACTGCTGCGAACCCGCACGGAACGATGACGGCCGCGGCGATCAAGGACGCCGCCGATCAGGTCATTGGCTCTCAGCAGATGGCGCTCGCCGAGCAGAAGATTTTGCAGCCGTACAAGCTGAGCAACAACGTTGCCGGGTATCAGCAGGCTCAGACGCAGTTCAATCAGGCTGCCGATCCGCGCGTGTGGCAATTCGCGAACATGAGCCCGCAGCAGCGCGCGACCTTCAAGGCCGGCATGTCACCGGCAGATCAGCAGGCCTTCGGCGCGAAAATCCGCACTCTCGAATCCCTGGGGGCCATCAAGTGAGCCTGTCCGACGATTTCGACTCGATCGGCACGACGCCGACGAAGGGCGCCACGCCGGCTGCGCCGGTGGCCGCGAAGCCTGCCGCCGCGTCTGCCGCGCCGTCGTCGCTGTCGGCCCAGTTCGACGCGACGCCGACGACTGCACCCAAGGCACCGGCTCTGAAGCCCGACGCTGCGCAGCCACATGAAACGATGCCGCTCGATATTCTCGGCGGCGCCGTCGAGCCGCTCGTGACAATGGCGACGGGCGCGCTTGCGGCCCCAATCGGTGGCATCGCGCGGCTCGCGTCGGCGGCAACGGGCAGCAGCTACGACGACGCCAAGGCGACCGGAAACAAGGTCACTGATGCACTGACGTATCATCCTCAGACGCAGGGCGGCCAGCAGGCTCTCGCGGGCCTTGGCGATATGGCGACAGGGGCGAAGAATGCCGTGATGAACTCGCCGGTAGGCCCCGCGCTCTCCGCGGTCGGCAACGCCTACGACAATACGTTCGTAAAGGGCGCGCCGAATGCACTGATGGCGACGATCAACGACCAGGTCCCGACAGTGACGGCGAACCTCATTGGGCCTGCCGCGCTCGACGCTCTGAAGGGCGCTCCGAACGCGCTGCGAGCTGCGATTGCGAATCCTGCGGCGGTGGCCGAGCGAGTCGAGCCGTCGATGCCGGCCGCTGCGCCTCCGAAGACCGCTCCAGAGCCGTATGTAGGTGTGAGCGATATTGTTCCGCAACCGGATTCGGCTCAAGGTGTGGTGCCGAACGCCTCGGCACAAGGCGCAACACTGCGCGGTGTCGGCGCGGCCGAAGCAAACCTTAACCCGTATGCCGGCCTGACCGGCGAAGAGGCAGCGCGCGGCGGTAGCAGCACCTTTCCGCAAGTCAAGGTGGCCAAGAGCGCGGGCGACGTCTCTCCGGATGAGCAGGCAGTGCGCGCGCAGATCGCGAACGAAATCCTCGGGCCCGACAATGACGCTGTGCGCACGGGCGTTATCACTGGCAACGAGGACATGCTGCGCAGCGAACACACGCTGTCGCGCAGTTCGGATAACACGCCAGAACAGGTTGCCTTGCGTGGGCAGATCGCGCGCGAGCAGCAAGCGCTGTCGAACTATGCGCAAGACCGGATCGACGCGACAGGAGCAAACCCAAATCTGATCAACAACGAGCAGCGCGGCCAGGTCGTCAATGATGCAGTGCACGGCGACGGGGGGCTTGCTGAGTATTTCCAGCAGGCGAAGCAGCAGATTTATGATCAGGCCAGGCAAGAGTCGGGTGACAACCCGATCCAGACAAGCCACGTCGATGCGCTGCTGAGTGATCCGCAATTCATCGCGGAGGCTGAGCGCGGAGGCAATGCACGTGTCGTGTCAGGCATTACGCGATTGATGGACCTCGCGCGCAGCACTGGCTTCCGCGACCCGATCACAGGCGAGGTGACGTCTCCGGGAAGCGTAGCCGCGTGGGATGCGGTGCGCAAGTCGAATAACGCCGACTGGAACGACGGCAACGCACGTACGATCGGCGCGGTCAATCGGGCGATCGATCAGGACATCGCAGCGGCGGCAGGATCGGATGCGTACAAGCTCGGCGACGCGATCCACCAGGCGCAGCAGAACATCATGGGCGCGCGCGGGTTCAAGCAGATTTTCGGGGATGCAGATTCCAACGGCGTGAAAAGCGGCGCGGCGGTTGAGCAGATTCCCGGCCGGCTGAACAACATGCCGATCGATCAGTGGCGGCATATCTACAACACGTTCGACGACCTTTCGCGCGGCCAGATCAGCGGCGCACCTGATGGCATCCCCGCTATTCCCAGCGAGTTGCAGCAGGCGGCTCAGGCGGCAAAGAATGAAATGTCGGGCGCGCTCGCGCGGGAAGTGTACGAGCAGGGCGCGGGGAAGTCAGGTGTCTGGAACCAGAACAGCGTGAACAAGACGCTCAACTCGGTCGTCGGGCAGAAGATTCTGCAAACCTTCCCGCCGGATGAAGTAGCGCGCTTCCATACCTTGAACTATGGCGGCCAGATCATGCCTGGCGTCCACTCGTATGAGGGGGCCGGGCTTCAATCGCAACGTCTGAGCAAAGGCAGCCTGATCGAGCGGCACGCGCAGAAGGTCGGATCAACCGTTGGCGCAACAATTGGCGGCGCAGTTAGCGGCGGCGCGGCGGCTGGCGTAGGTTCGACCGCTGGTTCGTGGGCTGGCAACAAACTCGCGGGTCGGGCCGCTTCGGGCCGGCTTCAGGGTGAGGCAAACAAGCTGATCGAGGCGATGCGCTCTAACTCAAAGCTCGGTCGATAGGCTCAAGGATGCCGTAAAGCCAGTTCCAGAACCATTCGGTTTCTTTACCGTCACAAACGGCGGCATAGATCATCAATGGAATCCATGCCTGAGTGACGATCACCAAGGTTAGCGCAGCTACCTGAAGCAGCCATTTAAGCACTTTCATCTCGTTCCCCTTGCCCGCTCCATGCGGGCTTTTTTATTCCTTGGCCGCCATTGTGCGGCCTTTCTTGTTTTGAGGCCATATGAGTTCGATCCTTCCGAACGGGAAAACGCAATTCATCGACCAGAACGGCGCGCCGCTGGCCAGCGGTCAAGTGTTCTTCTATGCGCCCGGCACGTCCAACCCGCAGGCGACGTATCAGGATCAGGCGCTGACGATTGCCAACACGAACCCGGTCCAACTGGATTCGCGCGGCCAGGCTGTCATCTGGGGTTCGGGAACCTATCGCCAGGTGGTTCGGGATGCGAGCGGCGTCACCATCTGGGATCAGGTGATTGCGGATGCCACCGGCGCGCTTGGCGATCAGATTGCGGGCATCACAACGGACCTTGCGGCCGGCACCGGGTCAAGCCTTGTTGGATTCCAGCAGGGCGGTGGTAGCGCGCAGGCCCGCACGGTGCAGGACAAGCTGCGTGAGGCGATTGTCTCGCCTCAGGACTTCATGACGGCCGAGCAGATCAATAACGTCTATCTGCGCCTCGGTAATGTCGACGTATCGGCGGCAATTGCGGCTGCAATCACGGCTGCGGGCCCGGGTGGTGAGGTCTACTTTCCGCCCGGTTACTACGGCGTCACGAGCTCCATCCTCGTTTCGGATGCGACGCGCATTCGTGGCGCCGGCCGCTTCTCCTCGGTCATCGTGCCGGTCGGCAACTTCGATGTGTTCAGCTTCAACGGCGGCTCCGGCACGCCGAGCGGCGCATCGCTCACGAGCATGGGTTTCAGTGCTGCCGGCATGACCGGTGGCAATCTCATAGCCACGACGAACAGTCACCGCCTCCTTTTCGCGGATATCGTTGCAACCAGTCCGTACAACGGCTTTTCGATCAACTGGTGCAACTCCTGCTCGAT